GTACAACACAATGAGAACAACAGTGGGTGGATATATCGAGCGTGTCTCACTGGAGTTGGCTGACATGTACATCAACGAGGATGGGAAGATGCATAACTTGCCAGCCAATGTGCGGGCTACTTGGCTTGCTTGGCATGAACAGTCAATCTCACCTAACGACTTTATTGTTGGTGACGCAATCCTGTTCGGCAAGGCAGACGAGTACGGCAATGAAACAAGTATCACGCCCGAGTTACGCACACACATAATCAAAGTCCTGAAGGGGGCAGCATGAAACAACACTATGAGCAGGTGATGGTATTTGAATTACCAACTGTTATGAAAAGCACGATTGAATATCGTTACGACCCCACGACTAATAAAGCCGAGGTGTGGTGCGTTATCTACGGAATGATTCAAGGCAAGCCACACATTGCAGACGGCACACTGCTGAAAGAGATGTACTTCAAGGCGTACACCGACTACGGCATTGACATCAAAGAAGAAGCAGCCCGTGACTTCTCAGGTAACTACTTGTTCCGCCCTTGGGAAGACGGACACGCACTAGACATCGCACAAGGATTAGAAAGAGCAGAGGTTGAATTCTGATGGAAGCCAAATGGAAAATGATTAGCCCCTCGGGGAAAGAAACGAACGCCAACATACTTGATGGCATGAGAGCCATGTCTCGTGAGGTGACACGCCTAAGACAACGCCACACATTCATTGTGTCAGTACAACAGCGTGACGACCTAGAGCCAGTATCAAGCGAGCAAGCAATGATGTTGCTAGCCCAACTTATTACAGAAGGTTCTTTCATCAACCTTGAATCCATCCACGATGTAACTAACCACCCATCAGTAGCAAAGAAGACCAAGCCATGAAGTATGTACGATTATCAATTGATGTGATGTATGAAGCCGAGGATGAGGATGATGTGAACGCCACACTCATTGACTGGTCACACGACCTAGACAACGAGTTCCGCTTCGCATCAATAGAAGCATCAGTAGTTGATTCCCGACTCACTGACCTTGAACTGCATGAAGTATCAGAAGGACTAGACATCGGGCGCATCTTTAGTCCGAAGAAGGCTAAGCCTAATAAGCCAACACCTACTAAGACCATCGCCCTTGATGGTGATGACAATGAACCAACAGATGACATCACTGATGACATAACATAATCTGATTAGCGATTAGTCCTCCCGCTGTCGCTCATCACTAAGCAGCCGAATCATTCATCTCCCCGACAGATGTTTGGTTCGGCTGTTTAGCATTACAACATCTGATGTGATGATGCATTCTGTATTCATTCTGATGCGCTGATGACATTCGCATCCGCTCGTGCTTGAACACGGCTCCACCTGCATCCATTGACCCACGCCCATTCGCCCACCATTGCCCCTTGAGAAGCCCATAGACACGCCTTACGGGTACACCTTGAACCTTCACCACCCATCACAACACAGCCCCACCTGAGCCGTCTCACACACTGCACCCCTTGAGACACCGCTAGACGGTCATGCACCACTCACCACCACCACCAGTGACCAACACCCCAAACCACCCCTAGACCCCACCACCAGTCCAATAGACCCCCATAGGGCAAACCCCCCCCACCCCACTTTTCCCAAGAAGGGAGACACGGTCACCCCTACCCCGTCACGGAGCGTGTACTGGCGAAATAAACCAGTTTCTTTTGAAGGTCAATGAATAGGGCGCTTCGCTTTTCTTGATATGCAGAACGAATACTTCCATATGTCATAGCGAATGTGTAGAGTGTCAGTCATGGCATCAAAGATTTTCGTAATCCTGTTAGCCATCAGCAATCTCGTATCGCTGTATTGGATTACCCGACTAAATGGAGCAACATCTCTCTATGAGCAATATCCGCAAAGAACTAGCAAAGAGCGCAGTCCTCATAGACAGCATCTCCCCCCATCCGAAGAATGTCCGTCAAGGTGATGTGGGTGCAATCTGCACTTCGCTTCAGGCTCATGGCCAGTACAGACCGATACTTGTGCAGAAATCAAGTGGCTTTATAGTCGCTGGCAACCACACATGGTCGGCTGCTAAGTCTTTGGGCTGGGACAAAATCGCTGTTATTGAGTTAGACATGGACGATGACCGTGCATTACGAATCCTTTTAGCGGACAATCGCACGAGCGACTTAGCCGATTACGACAGTTTCGCACTGGCAGAAATCCTTTCTGAGTTCGCAAGGGGCTACGACATGGAAGGTCTTGTGTGGAATCAAGATGACCTTGACGACATGCTCGCCACACAGTCACACTCTATTGCCAACATGGCAGTACCGAACTTGACAGGCATTGACACCGAAGGTGCCCACAACCCGATGGACACCGAATCAAATCATGTAACGAATGACACCAAGGTTGCACAGTTCTATTTGACTTCAGCCGAGTTTGACTTGTTGCGTGATGCACTTCACGCCACCAGCGTCACCAATCGCAACGATGCACTGATGAAAGTAGTTACAGAGTGGCTCGCCCAAAAGAATATATAAGACAAACCTTCATTGACAAAGATGTTTATGAGATGGCTGTTGAAAGAGTCGCACGAGCATTTGACTTATTTGACACAGTTATAGTTTCTTTCTCAGGTGGAAAAGACTCAACCGTCTGCCTCAACCTCGCATTGGAAGAAGCACGGCGTAGGAACAGACTGCCACTCAAGGTTAAACACTTTGATGAGGAAGCAATCCCATACGAAACTGAAGACTATGTCAGGCGTGTGTCAGAGATTGAAGACATTGATTTGGACTGGTGGTGCTTACCGATTGCCCATCGCAACAGTTGTTCGTCAGAAGAAGGCGACAGCATCTGGCATCCTTGGGCACCTGAGATGGAAGAAAAGTGGGTACGCCCACTGCCACCCGAAGGCAAGCAGACAGCCGAAGGCTTTGCAGTGTGGCCTATCAGCGCACGACTTCCCTTCACAGAGACAGACCCAATCCTTTATCCGCCACGCCAGTACGGAAGAACTTGTTTCATCATGGGCATCAGGGCTGACGAATCAATCCGCCGAAGGCAAGCAGTCACTCGCAAAGAGGTAGACAACTACATCATTGAACATGAAAAAGGAATGGCGAAGGTCTATCCAATTTACGACTGGTCTACACAGGATGTTTGGCGAGCACCAAAACTATTCGGGTGGGACTACAACCGAGGCTACGACATGATGGAGTTGGCAGGCATGGCTCACCACCTTCAACGCATCGCTCCACCTTACGGAGAACAGCCAATGCAGTCTTTGTGGATGTTTGCTAAATGCTTCCCCGATGTATGGGACAAACTAGGCGACAGAGTGCCAGGAGCCAAGACAGCAGCACGATACGCAAGAGGTGCGCTTTACCATGCAGGGCAAGGCGGAGTAAAAGAATCAGACCTCAACGAAGGCGAAACATGGGAACAGAAAGTGCTAGCCGAACTAGACAAGTTCCCACCTGACGAGCGCAAGTTCGTAGCGAAAGCAATCCAAGGTCACATCAACCGTCACTACCGCAGAACCGCTGACCCAATCCTGTTCACCCCACATCCGGTCACGGGCATCTCATGGAGAATGCTTATGAAGGTTGCATCTAAGGGCGACTTCAAATCAAGAGTGGTTCCTAAACTGACAACTTCAGATGGCCCATCAAGAACTTCAATGGTTAAGAAATACAAAGAAAACATAGAAAAGAGCAAAGAATAATGAGCCGTGAAAAGCAACCAATATCAGATGTGCAATGGGTCAAGCGTGACCAGTTGAAAGCAAACGATTACAACCCAAACAAAATGGCTAAGACCGAACTCGGTTTATTGAAAGTCAGCATTATGGAAGACGGCTGGACTCAACCAATCGTTGCCCGCCTTGACGGAGAAATCGTAGATGGCTTCCACCGCTGGACTGTCTCGGCAGACAAAGATGTTGCAGCACTGACAGACGGATTAGTGCCTGTAGTTTTTATTCAGGAGATTGACCCCGCTCGCCAGCGCATGGCAACCATCAGACATAACCGTGCAAGGGGAGAACATTATGTAATGTCAATGGCGGATATAGTTACAGAATTAGTTGATGAACTAAAGATTGAACCTGCGGAACTTATTAAACGGTTGGGCATGGAAAAAGAAGAAGTCACACGACTACTAGACAGAGGACAAATGATTAAGCGAGCAGGCAACGATGAGTTCAAACCAGCATGGGTGGCGGAAAAGCGATGAGTAATCAAGTACACGGCAAAGACGAGAACGGCGAACTCATTATCGCCGACTGGGCATTTGACAATGGAGACGGTTCAATCACTCCATTCATGGGCATGGGCACAGTTGAAATGCACAACACCGATGCAACAGCATGGCCATTAGTAACAAGTGGCGAACTAGGTGTAGACCACATCTCAGTTCCAGCAGGTTCAGGCTTTCCACCTCACACACATCCGGGAGCGCACCTGCTTATTGTTATTGCAGGCAGAGGAACTATCACAGTTGATTCTAAGATTTACCCAACTCACGCAGGGCAGGTTTACTACATAGACGGTGACCACCCACACGCAGTTGGAGCGATTGACGAGCATCACATTCTTGCAGTTGGTTCTCCACACCGCTTACCGAATGACCCTGAACGAATGGCACTGGTTGAATACAACTCCATCGCTACCGAACTTGGTGAAATTGAATGTGGCATCTGTGGCGCAAAAGGGTTGCTTAACGAAATCCAATGCGAACATATCCCGACTAAGGCATCGTGATTCCGAAGCCCTGCTTGGGCTGTGGCATCCTCGTCACAGACGGAGCAAGGTGTAACTCGTGTCGTATTTACCGAGACAGTCTCAAGCCTAAGAAGCAGCGCCCTCATTACGCAGGCGACTACAAAAGACGGGCAAGAGAAGTACGGCTCAACGCAACCAAATGCTGGATATGCGGAGAAGGTGCAAGGGCGAGCGACCCTTGGACAGCCGACCATGTCGTACCTTCTAACCCCGATAGTTTGCTGTTACCTGCACATCGTTCGTGCAACTCACGCAGAGGCAACAAAATAAATGGCTGAGACAAGAGGGCGCAAGCCCAAACCCATAGAGCAGAAGGCTCGCATTGGTAATCCGGGCGGAAGAAAACTACCTTCAACCGATGTCATCCCTGTAATAACAAATCGTGATATGCCTACTCCTCATCGCCCACTAATAGACAATGGCCCTGGACTACAACTATGGACTGCTATTTGGACTTCGGGATGTGCGTGGCTACGCAGAGACACAGATATTGAATTAGTGATGATGACTTGTGAACAAACTGACGAGCGAGCAGTATTAAGAACGAAAGTGTTTAGGGAACAAGAATGGCGAGACAGAGCCTCACTAAGAACATTAGAAAAGATGATTGCCCAAAACCTTTCTGCGCTAGGATTCTCACCTACAGACCGAGCCCGACTAGGAATGAACAATGTCTCCAATGACGCAATCCAAGACTTCCGTGACCGCATCGCAGTTAAAAGGGCTTCTGCCTAAAAAGGAATGGGAACCGACCTATTTCACTAAACGCCACAGCGACACTTCAGATGGTGACGATGTTATTGACTTCGCTTATGAATGGTTGAGAGTTTCTAAAGGGGTAAGGGCGGGTCAGCCTTTAGAGTTTGTTGAATGGCAACAGTGGTTGTTACGGGCTTTGCTTGAACGCCGAGACAATAACCGCTTGCGTTATCGCCGTGCAGTTATCGGTCTGCCAAGAAAGCAAGGCAAATCCCTTATGGGTTCAGCCCTTGCGCTTTATGGTTTGTTCGCTGGTGAAGCAGGTGCGGAAGTGTACTCCGCTGCTGGAGATAGAAAGCAGGCTCGCATTGTATTCAACGAGGCTCGGGAACAAGTAGTTAAGTCTCCAGTGCTGTCTGCCCACTGCAAGGTTTACCGTGACGCTATTGAAGTTCCGGCATTCAACTCTGTGTATCGGGTGCTATCCGCTGACGCTAAATCTCAGGCTGGTCTAAACCCTTCTCTAGTTATCTTTGACGAACTATGGGTGCAAAGGAACGATGACCTTTATGACCAATTGACATTAGGTTCGGGTGCTCGTGTAGACCCAATGATTGTTTCAATTACTACAGCAGGTTATGACATCAACACTCTTTGTGGAAGGTTGTACGACTACGGCAAGGCTGTAGCGCAAGGAGATGAAGTAGATGAAAACTTTGGCTTCTTCTGGTGGGAAGCACCCGCTGATTGTTCCATCACAGATAGGAGTGTGTGGGAACAGTGCAATCCTAACTTGGCTGTAAAACTTATAGACGAAGACGACCTTGAAACATCTGCACGGCAGTCAAGCGAAATGGCGTTTCGCAGATTCCGATTGAACCAATGGGTACGAGCAGAAGAAAGTTGGCTACCTGCAGGCGCATGGGAACGACTAGTGGGCGAAGTAGAGATTGACCCTGATTTGGAAACTTGGGTTGGCATTGACATGGCATTGAAGCACGACAGCATCGCTGTAGTTATGGCACAGCCTCAAGGGGAAAAGGTTGCTGTCACAGCAAAAATATGGCACCCATCTGAAAAGGCTGTGGATGTGGCATCTATCGAGCATTACTTACGAGAAATACATTTGAAGTACAACATTAAAGAGTTTGCTTACGACCCTGCATATTTTCAGCGTTCGGCAGAAATCCTTATAGATGACGGGCTACCAATGGTTGAGTACCCACAAAGTAGCCAGCGGATGATTCCAGCCTGCGGTCACACCTATGAACTCATTATCAACAACAAAGTGGTGCATAACGGTTCTCCAGTTTTCACAGACCAAGTGCTGTCGGCAGCACAACGAATGACTGATACTGGCTGGCGATTAAGTAAAGGTAAAAGCCACCGAAAGATTGACGCTTGTATTGCAATGGTGATTGCGTTAGACCGAGCGACACGCAGACCAGATGGTTACAATGGCCCTAGCATCGTTCCAGTTTGGTAAAGGTTATGAGACAGAATATTACATCCACAATTGAAGTAGCCGGCGCAGTTCTCATTTCAATCGGAGCATTCATGATTTGGTCGCCATTAGGGTTTATTGTTACGGGCGCACTTCTAATCACGGGCGGAGCATTTTCAGCATGAGCATTATTCGCAGAGAGGTACGAGGTCTTCCGCTAACGATTGACCCTGACCAATTAACTGCTAGACCAGCGTTCCCTAACTATTCAGGAGAAATTGTTACTGAACGAACTGCTGTCTCATCAACTGCTGTTTTATCTGCCGTCACCCTTTTAGCGGACTCAATTGCCACAATGCCTTTGCAGGTTTACCGTGACAACAATGGGACTGTTCAGCAACTGCCAATCCCAAGTGTGTTTGTGAAGCCGAACGATGACCAAAATATGTTTGAGTTCGTACATCAAGTTATTGCCACATTGGCTGTGCATGGTAACGCTTTTATTTATGCACCTCGCAACGCTGGCGGTGCCCCTGTTGAGATGCGTTGCCTTCACCCACTGTTAGTGAATGTCGTTGTAGGTGACGAAGGTAATCGTAATTATTCATACGGCAAGATGATGATTGACAATGATTCGATGTATCACATCTCGTGGCTTCGTTTCCCTAATCAGGCTTACGGCGTTTCACCTTTAGATGCAATGCGTAACATCATCGGAACGGGAATTGCTATTGACCGTTTCCTTGCACAGTTCTACGGAGATGGAGCGACACCTTCTTCGGTACTAGAAACAGACCAGCAAGTAACAATGGAACAAGCAGAAATCTTGCGAACCACTTGGGAAGATTCACATTGGAAAAGGCGCAGACCTGCAGTTCTCGCAGGCGGATTGAAGTGGCGTTCAGTTACAGCATCCGCTTCTGACATGGACACAATGGAACATCGGGAATCTATTGTTCGTGACATTGCACGGGCATACCGAATCCCACTTCATTTGATTGCTGGTACAGGCGGAGACAATCAGACTTATCAGAATGTGGAGTCGGCAGGTATCAACTTTGTTCGCCACACATTGCTCCCTTGGATGCACCGTCTTGAGGACACACTTAGTTCTATGTTGCCAGCACCGCAACGAGTTCGTCTTAACGCTGATGGTTTGATGCGTGGAGATTTGAACTCAAGAGTTATGGCTCAACAAATACAAATACAAACTGGCACTTTGTCTCCGAACGAAGCACGACAGTCTGAAGGTAGAGAACCATACGAAGGTGGAGACAACTTCTACTACGGTCAAAACCCATCGTCAATTGGTGTAGACCCTGTTCCGCCAAGCATAATTAAGGAAATGCCAATATGAAATCAACAGCAGTAACAGTAACTACAACAGCAACATTGGTTGTAGCAGCAGACAACATTCCACGCACTTGTTATCTTCATTCATCTTCAGGCTCGCTTTATATTGGTGGTACTGATGTGACTTCAGCGAATGGTTTGCATTTGTCTAATGGTTCAACTATTGAAATCCTTGTGCCAACTAACCAAACTGTCTACGCAATCACAGCCAGCAGTAGTCACACGATGCGTGTCCTTACACCTGATGTGGATTAGTCATGATTGAACTGCGTTTGTTACCTGACAACTACCGACCTGCATTAGCAGAAGATGTACCCGAAGGCAGGGCGTGTGGCAACTGTGCTTTCTACGATGAAGAAAACATAAACGAAGACGGGACAAAGGCTTACTGCACAAAATGGGATGACTATGTTGATGGTGGTTACTACTGCAACGCTTGGCAACCTCACGAAGAAGACGAAGAAGAAGAAGAAGACGAAGAAGACAACGGCTACATGGAAGAACGAGCCGTAAGTCTTGAACCACCCACTTACATGAGGAATGCTGCTAAACGAGGATTAGAACTTAACGCCGAAGGTTTCGGTGGTGACGGACTCGTTGATGCAACTATTGCTTCTGCAAGAAAAATGGCTGCTGGTGAAGTGTCAATAGAGAAGTGGCGAAAGATTGGCCCTTGGATAGCAAGACACCTAGTTGATTTAGACGCACCCAAGAATAATGACCCAAGTGACAGTGGCTATCCGGGCGCAGGCTTAGTCGCTCATTTGCTATGGGGTTCAGGGCCATCTAAGAAAAATGCGGAGAGAGCAATGGCTCACGCAATTATGGTGGTTGAAAATTACGATGAAGAACAACGAGCACCTGCACCGAAGAAAGACCAAATAAAAGGCTCCGATAAAAACGAGCCTGGTTCTGCAAAAGGTAAAGAAGGCGACATCTCTCTTGATGCAAATACTGAAACGGCGTTGAACAACAAAGCCGAAGAACATAACGCAAAGATGAAGGAAGCAGATAAACCAGTGTGGACTCGGGTGCGAGTTGGTGCGCTGAAGTCTGTATGGCGTAGAGGCGCTGGTGCGTATTCCACTTCTCATAGACCAGGGGTTTCAAGAGCAGCATGGGCTATGGCAAGAGTGAATGCTTTTATTTACCTATCCGGCAGTGGTAAACCTCAGAACCCCAAGTATGTGACGGACAATGACTTGCTTCATTCGGAGCACCCCAAGTTTTCAGATGCCCGTTCCGCATCTGGGATACCCGATAACATTATTGAAACTTCACAAGGAGAACAAATGTCAGATGAACTTGAATTAGATACCGACACCACAGTCCAAGAAACAATAAGCGAAACGCATACCGTTGAGTGGGTTACAAAATCTATTGACGACACGAGAAGCATTGCTTATTCAAATCTTGAAGTCAGGTCTGAAGGCGACGGCACCACATTGGTTGGATATGCAGCAATGTGGGATACCGCATCTCAGGACTTAGGTTTCACCGAGTATGTAACTAGGGGTGCATTCACCAAGACACTTAAAGACGGCGCTGATGTTCGTTTGCTATTTGACCACGATGGTGCGCCACTTGCCCGAACCAAATCAGGCACCTTGCGATTGAGCGAAGATTCACGAGGCTTAAAGGTTGAAGCAGACCTAGACCCAGCGAATCCATTAGCACAGCAAATAATGTCGGGACTTCGTAGAGGCGACCTCAACCAAATGTCATTCGCTTTCCGAACAATTAAAGACAATTGGAATACAGACCGTTCAGTGCGTGAACTTCGTGAAGTACAACTTTATGATGTCTCGGTAGTCACTTACCCTGCATACGAGGAAACTATTGCGGAACTTCGCAACATGCATTACACTGCGCCTAGTGCACCGACACGCTTGCGCCGACAGCAAGTTGCGATTGCACGAATCAAATAACTGCCGAAAGACAAGCCGAGGGTTGAATCTCACTTGGTATTTCACCGTTGAAATAATCCCACCAATTCAGAAGGAATTACCAAATGTCATACTTGACAAATCTCCATGAAAAGCGTGAGGCTCTTGTTACTAAAGCAGAGTCTTTCGTTCAACTAGCCGAGCAGGAAAACCGTGACCTCACGCCTGCCGAAGACACAGAAGTATCAGATGCACTTACGCAAGTTCGTGACCTTGATGCTTCTATCGCACAGCAAGAAGAACTCGCTGAGCGTTCAAAGCAGGCTGCTGAAGCACGAGAAAATGCAGGCATTAAGCCAGCAGTAATCAAATCAGAAGCCCGCACATACTCACCAACAGCAACGACTTCGTTCCTGCGTGATGCGTATTCAGCACAGTTCAACAATGACTATTCTGCACAAGAGCGTCTTGCACGCCACATGCAGGAAGAACGAATTGAACGCCGTGATGTCACATCATCAGCATTCGCTGGTCTTGTGGTTCCACAGTTCCTCACCGATTTGGCTGCTCCGTTCGCTCGTGCAGGTCGTGTAACAGCAGACCTCGCTCGTAAGCATCAACTTCCAGCCGAAGGCTTAACAATCAGCATCAGCAAAGTAACTACTGGTACAGCAGTTGCATTGCAGACTGAAGGTTCAGCAGTTCAGGAAACAAACATTGACGACACAAAACTTGACCTTACCGTCAAGACCTTTGCTGGTCAGCAGAATGTTTCTCGTCAGGCAATTGAGCGTGGCACTAACATTGACTCGCTTGTTATGGCAGACCTCGTGTCCGCATACCACACGACATTGAACACAGCCGTTGTTGCTGAACTTCTTGCATCTGCAGGACAGACAGTTACTTACACCGATGCTTCACCGACAGTTGCAGAGTTGTATCCGAAATTGGTTGATGCAATTCAGAAGGTTCAGACAACATTCTTTGCTGGCCCTAATGTCATCATTATGCATCCACGCCGACTCGGCATGATTCTTGCTGCTGTTGATGGTCAGTCACGCCCACTTGCAGTACCAACCCCATCGTCTTCAGGTCAGCCTGCATACGCTTATGGTTCAGGTGCACCGCAGTACGGCAACTCTGGCTACAGCATCCTCGGATTGCCTGTCTACACAGACGCAACTGTCAGCATTGTTCAGGGAACTGGAACAGACCAAGACACCATCTACATCGGTAACTCGCAAGAGTTGCACCTTTGGGAAGAAGGAAGCGGAGAGCCAATGATGCTTCGCTTTGAACAACCAAAGGCTGCCGAACTAGATATCACCATGGTTGTGTACGGATACAGTGCTTTCACTGCAAACCGCTACGCAAACGCATGGGCACAAATCAACGGCACAGGGTTAATCACACCAACCTTCTAGCCCAACATGCTGTGGGCAGGTGTAGGTTTTACCCTTTCTCCCTGCACCTGCCCCACCAGCAAAAGGAACAATTATGAGCACACAAGTTGAAGCATTGCTAGCCGAGCGTGAAAGTTATGTACGCCGAGGTCTTAGCAAAAGAGTCGCATCAGTTGATGCTGAACTAGCCAAGTTCGGTATCGGTGTTGAAAGCGCTTCTGTTGAACCAAGTGTTGAAACTGCTAGCCGAGCAAAGCCTCGTGCTCGCAAGCCTGTAGATGAGTAATGGCAGTCACGAACGGCTACTGCACTTTGGCAGAAGTCAAGGCTGCACTTCGCCTTACCGACTCAGCCGATGACACTCTTTTAGAGAACTCAATTGAAGGGGCTTCTCGCCGTGTAGACGGCTATTGCGGTAGGTGGTTTTATAAAACTAGCGCCACAGCAATTGCGTTGATGCCGTACAATTTTTATTATGTCCCCGTTCAAGACATCGCAACTACCACTGGATTGATTGTCAAAACTGACGACAATGGTGACGGAGCCTTTGAAACAACTTGGACTCTTGGCACCGACTACATGCTTGAGCCAACTAACGCCGTGTTGAACGGCAGGCCATACAGGCGGATTACCGCTATTGGCTCTAGGTCTTTCCCTTTGACTATCGTCCCTGACCCACCACATGTGCAGGTAACAGCGCAATGGGGTTGGGATGCAGTCCCTGACGATGTCCGTGAAGCAACACTGTTATTGACCATGCGTGGCTTCGCCCGATACAACGCTGCTCTAGGCGTAGTCGGCTTCGCTGACATGGCAATCCAAGTCCGAGCCGTAGACCCCGATGTGCGTGAGATGCTAAACCCATATCGCCTGCTGACAGTCGCATAATGCCTGCCACAGTTAGCCAAGTTGCCACAGCGCTTAAAACAGCCTTAGCCACGATTTCAGGACTTAGGGCGTACTCGTACCAGCCCGAGCAGTTAAACCCCCCTATCGGCTTTCCAGTGCTGAATACGGTGACCTATCACGGGGCAATGGGTAGCGGGTTGGTCACAATGGATTGGACTATCAATGTTGTTGTCGGAAGATATGTAGACCGAGTAGCACACGCCACCCTTGACGGCTACTTGTCTTACAGCGGGGCTACTTCAATTCGTGCTGCTTTAGAGACAGACTCCACACTCGGCGGAGTAGTTCAAAACCTAATTCTTTCTTCCGCAACTAATGTTTCCGCATTGGAACAAGATGACGCAGAATTCCTACAGGTATCGTCTACACTTACCGTGTACGCATAAGGAGACATATGACTACCTACAAAGTAACAAGCGACAACTTCACTCTTGCCCCTCTTGGTGCCAGTGTTACTGTTGCTGATTTATACGGCTTGAACATTGATGCACTCATCGCTGGTGGGCACATCCAAGAACAAGCAAAAGTCCCGACAACCAAAACCGAAACTAAGGAATAGGAAACACAATGGCTGTCCTCTCACTCAAAGATGCAACAATCTCAATCAACAGCGTTTCGCTGTCTGACCGCTCCAATAATGTGACGGTCAATTACGAGATTGACTCAATTGAAGTAACTGCCTTCGGAAGCGGTGGTCACACCTTCGCTGGGGGATTGCAAAATAACAGCGTTGAGATTTCGCTGATGCAAGACTTCGCTACTTCTAATGTTGAAGCCACCGTTTATCCACTTGTAGGAACCACGACAACACTGGTCATTAAGCCAACTTCATCTGCAGTTGGGGCTACGAACCCTTCGTACACAATCTCAAATGCTTTCCTTGCATCCCACACTCCAGTTGCTGGTGGTGTAGGAGAACTAGCAATGACAACATTGACATTCACTGGCGGAACCATTGTTAAGGCAGTTGCGTAATGGCTGTTCTTTCACTTAAAGATGCAGTAGTCACTATCGGTGGTACCGCAGTATCTGACAAAGCGAACAATGTGACGCTGAATTATGAAGTTGATTCAATTGAAATCACCGCCTTCGGAGATTCAGGACATAAGTTCACGGGGGGCTTGCAGAACAACTCCGCCGAAATAGCGTTGATGCAAGACTTCGCTGTAAACATTCCAGCCGGTGCTGCTACCACTAGCGTTGAAGCATTGGTTTACCCACTTGTAGGTACGACAACAACTGTCACAGTTAAAGCAACTAGCGCAGGAACATCTACCACTAACCCTCTTTACACATTGTCAGGCACCTTCCTCGCTTCGCACACACCAGTGGCAGGCGGAGTTGGCGAATTGGCA